GGTGCGGACATCTGTATGTCTACGTGAGCCTCCACACTATCGGCACTCTCAAGGTCCTGGTGCTCTTTGATGTGCGGCGCGATAATATTTTCCTTGATTTCCTCGTCAATGTCTGGGTCGGACAATAGTTCGCCGTGTTTTTCAGCATGCTTGACATGGTTTTGCTCGACCAGGACAACCGTAGGCGTGCCCACGCCTAGGAATAGGTTCTCGTCCTCCGGGTCGTCAAACACCATCTCCGGGTCCGCAGACTGAGAGATAAAATCCGCGTCGTTCAGCCCTCGGACATCGGCGCTCCACCCTATTTTTTTCAGTCCAAACGGATATACAAAGGCATCCAGCAGCACCCTCTGGTCCTGGTGCTTCTGGTCCGTCTCGGTGAACCAGTAATTTATCGTCTTAGCTACAGGCACCTCGCCGTCTGCCGCGTCGCGTGTCTTGGCCGTAGCGCGGAAGGTGGGGTTGCGCGAGAGCATGTTGCTGATGCTCTGGTCTATCCATCCGTATGTCAACGACGGCTTGACACGCCCTATATTTTGGCTTCCTAAGTCGGAGCCTTCAGCGAGCATCTCCCGCTCTGTGGTAGCCTCGTTCTCATATAGCTCTAGCTGCCGGTCTCCAATTTTCATCCAGGGCTCTAGCTGTTTTTTCGAGAAGTCGAGCTGTTGCCGCCAATATGCTGCCCTGCCGGTGCTCTTCGTTGGGTATGCCATATCATCCTTAAGTTAAATAGCCATACTATATTGGGCAGCTTCGTTCTGTATACGCCGTATAGCCAAGTTACAGTATTCCTCGGAGATGTCTATGCCTATCCAGTGGCGCCCTTCGGTCTGTGCTACGACGGCGGTGGTGCCAGAGCCCATGAATGGATCGAGGACGGTGCAGGGCGCCGGTTCTCCCGCATCGCATGAGCAGGTGGGAGCCCAGCCGGTTGTATTATACGAACTTGTCAGAGATGGCGCACCCCGTTTGGTGGGACGCTGTGCCGAAATGCTATGCCCACGTCCCTCGTCCGCATCCTTTTGATAGTCCGCCCAATCTTTATTGAGATGTTTAGCATATTCTTTAGATGGCTCTACCACCCGCTCCCACGGCGCAGCGCACACCGGGCAGCATCCTTTCTGCGAGGTGCCAGCACGGATAGCACGACGGGGGATCTCCGTAGGGAAGGTAGCAAAATGGGCCTCCGGGTAAGGTTCAGGGCCAAGGAGCCAGTAGTTGCGGAGGTTGGCACCAGACACCGATCCCCACTTTCTGAAATTGGCCTCGTTATCCGGTGCTCTATCGTTTCTGTCTGTCACCTCCGAGGCCCATCCCGGTGCATGGAGTTCCGTCTTTAGTGGCTCTTTTATCGCTTCGGCATCATAAAAATATTTCTGGCTCTTACTGAGCAGAAAGACATGCTCCCATGCACTCGTGGGCCTGTCCGTGCAGCTCTCCGGCATAGCCGATTTCTTGCACCACGCTATGTCCGACCGCACCCACCATCCGGCATCCTGCAACGCGATAGCCAGCCGGAAGGGTATCAAGCACAAGTTCTTTGGTTTGAGGCCAACCACGTTGCCCGGACTATTCTGCCCTTGCTTTGCTCCCTGTCGGCCGTGAAAGCGACCAGACAACGAAGTCTGGGTGCTTGGAGCGTTTGGTGCATATCCTCCTCCGCCTGCATACGAATCCCCGATATTCAGCCATAGCGTCCCATCTTTTCTCAGCACGCGACGCACCTCCTCAAACACCTCCACCATCCGGCTCACATATTCCTCCGGTGTCTCCTCCAGGCCCAGCTGACCAGCCACGCCGTAGTCCCGCAAACCCCAATAGGGGGGGCTTGTCACACAGCATTGGATGCTCCCATCCTCCATCTGCCCAAGGGTCTCAAGGACGTCACCTTGGTATAACGTGCCTGCGTCATTCTCGAAGAGCATGCCGCATCCCTTTTAAGGCGTCATACATCGTGTTTAAGGGGCTTTGCTGTTGGTTATGCAATATATATCACACGTCGCAATATGTGCCCTAAGGCGTCGCTGCGTAGCTATGCATAATACGCCTGCCTCACACCTCTGATGCCAGCCCTGTTCTGCCGTTCCTCCCGGTCGATGTCTGCCAGCGTCCTGCCGCGGGAGGCTTGCTTCGGCTTAGGTCCTCTGCCGGGCCTCACGTCATCCAGGATACGACCGAACAGGCTTAACACGTCCACCTGGTCGTCGTGCCGCCCGGTGGGGAAGCGTAAAAGCTCCTGCGCCAATGCCGTTGTCCAGGGCGCGGAACGAGGGAGCATAACCTTGCCCATCGACATCCGCGCCTGTATGCTCCGCGCCCGTGTGGCTTTGTCGCGAGCAGAACTATATTGACGTCGCTGGCATACTATGTTTTTTTCGTTCATCCGCAAGGTCAGAAACGGGCCTATGCTGCTAATGATCTGCCCCGTCTCCTCGGCCCAATAGAGCGGCTCCCACTTGACCATCATATCGAGGACGGCATCAACCCATACGCTGCTAGATGCCTGCTCGCGCCACCAGTCCAGTAGATATATGTTTGCGTCCGGATCTATACCCATCACTCCGTGGACTGTATAATCGCCGCCCTTGTCGGTCACGGCATAATCGGAGGCCCCATAAATATTGAGATACCGCACGTCGGGCGTATCTCCAGTATAGTATCGTATCCAATCGGACTGGAAGAAGTCTCCCCTGTCGGGCACCGGCTGCTGCTGGTATAATGCACTCCACTCCCTCGGGCCAATATTGTTTTGGATGCTGGTGAGGGCCTCCAGGTCATACCACTCGGGCCATAGGGCATTACCTTGGTCGGTGACTGCCGGTAGGTCGATAACAGTCCAGGTGTCGCCTCCCTCGTTGCCAAGGAGCCTCCCGGCCAGGTCATCATCATGCCACCGCGTCTGTATGAGTACGATGGCTCCGCCAGGCATAAGGCGCGTATATGCCGTAGAGCGGTACCAGTCCCAGGTATGGTTGCGTATGACCTCAGAGTCAGCGTCCTCCCGGTTTTTAACCGGGTCATCAATAACGAGTAGGTCTGCGCCGCGGCCTGTGATAGCGGACCCGACGCCAGCAGCAACATAAGAGCCGCCGTGAGAGGTATGCCAACGGTTCGCCGCCGTACTGTCGGGTGCAAGCTCGACGGCCCCAAATGTGACGCGGAACTCCTGGCTAGCGATGACATTCCTCACGGTCCTCCCAAAATCGGTTGCCAAGTCCTGGCCATAGCTGGCAGCAATAATCTGCTTCTCCGGGTTGCGCCCCACATACCAGGCCGGGAAACGACGGCTGGCCAACTCCGACTTGCCATGCCGCGGTGGGACAAATATCATCAGCCGGGTAATCTCTCCGCGCTCCACCGCTTCCAGAGCCTCGGCAATGATCCGGTGATGATCTGCGGCCTGGTAGGAGGGCAGGGTAAACTCGGTGAAGCCGATCAGGCTACGCGAGCTTTTGCGCCTCTCCAGCAGTTCCGTTGCGGCCTCTGCGGGCGATATTGACGGTCTTGCCATCGCTGCTGTTGCGCACTACCCACTCCAGCTCTTCATCCGGCATCTCGCGGGTAGCGCGTCCCTCCGTGACAGTTTTTTCGATTGTCTTTTTCTCCACCTGCCCCAAATATTGTTTGCCTAACCAGATCAGCAGAGGGACGCTGCCCTCCAGCGCTCCCTTAAACTGCGCCCGGCGCAAGCTAATTTTGCCTTTCTCCCGGCCCCGGTCTATAGCCGCGCGGACATCCCGGTTCTTCTTCCGTAGTGCCCACGCCCTCGTCGCCATACCGTAATACGCGGCATACTCGTTGTCGGTCACCTGCAGTTGTGACAGCTGCTCCAGTTGCCACAGGTCGATTTCCACTTTTACGCCGCCTGGCATGATAATTGTCCCAGTTAGTATCAGTAGGGTTATAGGGACACTGCCAGCCTCCCCTGATCCTGACTCAAGCCAATCCCTCACGTTATTGGCGATCAATTGCCAGCAGCGCCCTAAGCCCTAAGGTATCGGTTTGCTCAGCGATTGTCAAGCCCTACGTTGCCCCTCAGTTGCCACCTCATTGCGTACTGATCGACTCCACCGCTCGCTGCAGGGGATCACGTCCCGAAAAAAAACATGTGGGGGTCTCTCACGTCATAAAGGGGTAACTTGGGTAACTTTTCATCAAGAGACTGTGGTGCAATAGGTTGCGGGGTACCCATTTTTCAAATTAGAGGTAACTTTGGGGTGACCGAGGGGTAACCAGGTAAGGAGATACCCGGACACTCCCCCCTTGCTCAAATCTTGAGAGTGTCCGGGTATCTAGGGAGCGTCTAGCAAGTCTTGGGCCGAAAAATTAAGTTGTTGTAAATATGTATCTTATATTTTGCTCCCGATAAAATTTAGGCCATTTCCGATAAAATTCACCTACTTCCCAAAATTTTAAGCCTGTCTATCCGATAGACGTATCCCGACCAGTTGCATTTGGGACACCGTATCACTCGATAATTGCCTGCGGGCGTCATAAGCCGCGGGACCTTGGTGCGTACGTGTCCGCATCTGTCGCAGGTCAATGTATGTATATCCCGCAAGGTATTCTGTCTCCGGCAAACCAATTATGTACGAAAACCGACAATAGGTGTACGAAAACCGACAATCCGAGGTTGGCATTATCATCCTGCGGGTCGCGGTGGGCTCGTCGTGAGTACCCTTTGGTGGGCCTGCTCGTAGGATATATCCCATCGTCCTGCCAGGTGCTCGACGGCATAACGGCATAATCCACGATCGAATAGCGTTTCGATCGCTTTCCGCATCGGACGTTGCTCGGTCGCCTCCATTTTTTACCTCCTGGTTGATATATTATACACAATCCGTGGAAAAGCCCCTCAGGCGCGACGTATGGCGGCCTGAGGGGCGTCCTGGCCTATTGCCTGTTGCCCCCGTCTGGGGAGATCGCATATTTGCGTGTAAGCTGTTGCGCAAGATTCCGCGCTGCGGCACGCTTCGCCTGATATTCGGGAGGGTCCTCCCTCGCCGTCCGTTTCCTCTCCTCCTGGGTTTTTTCGGCCTCCCCGTGCCACCGCTCGATTAGGTTGCCTACAACCCCCATCGCGGAGGAGGTGCCCAGCAGGTAATCCCACCGTGGTTTTTTTCGTATCTCCTCAACGTTGCGTCCTATCTCGTCCAGCAGGTCCATCACGCTCTTGCCATCTGGGAGGTTGGCAAGGTGGTCGTAGAGCTTACGTGTCACGGCCTCGGAGACTGGCAACGGGCGTGCTACCTCAACGATAATCTGGTCCCGCAGCTTTTCGGCTCGCCGGTATAACGAGGAGGAGGTGTCTATCTCCGTCCCCTGTTGCACCTCCCTGCTAGGCTGTACCACCGTAGGTAGTACAGCCTCTTCTTTTAACTTCTCTTCTTTTAACTTCTTTTGTACTTGTACTGCACCTGGGTGTCCATTGGTTGCCACCTGGGGGGAACTTGGTTCGCTACCAGGGGACGCCTCGATCTC